ATACCGATTCGCTCAGGTTGATGTGCTCAATCTTTGCTCTCAGGTTCAGAATTCTAAGGTATCTAAGCATGGATTCCGCCTGACATTCCAGTATGTGGACGGAGCAGGTTGGTGTGAAGGTGAGCGTGTCGGCACGATATTTTTCAATCATGCGAGTCAGGCTTTCGAGGCGAATCCGGAGCTGCCAATATTCGGCGGCGAAACGCTCTTTGTAGTCCTCACTGCACATCAAGAAGGCCGTGTTTTGTAAGTCTGTCATGGTTGTCTCACCACCTTTAAGCTGGCATATAGAATCCCATCGCGTTCTTCCCATCTGATAAAATTTCTGTCGTTGAGTTGCTGGACAAACTCACTGACAATATATCCACGAGCAAATTCGTCGATATGCAGGCATTTTGCGGTATTCATATCATAATCAACGTTGATTGTTTCAACCGGCCGAGTTACCTGCACCAAAAGATTTGCATACTCTTTGCAATGAACGCATGGCGCAACATATCCGCCCAGCTTTCGGATCAGCCATCGTTTGAATTTAGTCCACATCTTTACTCCTTCCTACGGGCCCAGTTGCAGTATCCGTCATCACTTGCGTAGTCAACAAGACCGCTGCCAAGTGTTTCATGCACCATAGGGCAAAAAATTGTTCCGCGCTTGTCGCATTCCTTACAATGCACCACCAGAACCGCATCCACAGTTGGCTGCTCGTCAATCAATTCCGCCAGCCATTGCACGCCAGCATCGAACGTGTCTTCTCGCCCTTCCGTATCTGTGTAAGAAATGACCTCTAACTTGTCCGCGTCAATCAACCTCATGGTTTCTTCCTCCATCCTGACGTTCCCCATAGGAGCAGAAATCGTGTCCGTTGGTATCAATATCGTGCTCGAAACAGTGTCCGTTCGGGCTGTCGATAAAACCGACGTTTCGCTTCCAGTTCTGGCAGTCCTTACAGCGCACGACGGGCTCGGCCTCGACAGTTGGGGTGTCGTCAAGCTGGCAGATGCAGTTGAAAATCGTCGAACCTTCTATGTTTTCTTGCTCGTCATCGCCGGAGTTCATCCCGGAGATCCAGCCCTCCAAAATGCGCTTGTAGGCATTCGCATCAATGAGACGCATCATCTATGCCTCCTTCCATGTTCGCACCACAATGCGGGCAGTATAACATACCTCTCATATCCAGTTTTGCAACCGTGCCCTTGTCTGTCTTAAAACTGAAGTCCGTGTGGCAACTTGCACACTCTGTGTACGGGTTTCCGACTGTAGTATAATGTACGATCCATTTTCCTTCCAACACCGGCGCAACTTTTTCGGCGGGAAGGGCAGCAATCTGGTTGGCAACCTCGTCGTATGCCGCGCACAATTTTCTATCCGTCTTGACAAAAGCAGCATGGCGCGCCATTTCCAGACAGCAAAGCGCATCCTCGCGCCGGATATATTCATTAAGCATCATACGCCCTCCGGTTCCAAAACTCTGCGGTTTTCTCTTCGGTGTCGTAGATATACACGCCGCCGACAATGCCGCCGTCTACTTCATATCTCGCAATCGGGCAACTCGGGTTTTCTTCGTGGGCATGCCTGATCATAAATCCAACACCGCTATAAGGTTTCATCGCATAGTCTTCATCGTGAAGATTTCCTTCATCGTCGCACAGGACGATTCTGGCTGTCCCGCCGCAAAAAGGATACGGCTTTAACTCAACCATCCCGTACCTCCACATTTGCTTTTTCCAGCAGATCATCCAGGCAGCACTCGTCGCTGCACCCGATAAAATCCCCGTACTCGTCGTAGTACTGATAGGCCGTATACGGTCGGGCCTCGATCCCGGCATATTTTCGGAGCAAAGAGTGTCCGTATTCGATGCCAAACTCGCAGGCTTCTTCAAGCTCCTCCATCTGTTCCGCAGTTATATATTTAGCCATCTTTCTTGCCCTCCATTTGCTCTATCAGATCGCACAGCGCATCCGTTACATCATTGCCATAGAGGAGTTCTTCGTAACCGCAGCCGTCACCGCTGCTCAATTTCTCCACGTCTAACCCGTACCGTTCGAGCCAGAGGCCAACTTCGCGGTCAAGAGCACTTGCCTTACTGGCATATAGTGCAATTTTGTGCATCTTTTCTCTGATTTGTCTCGGAATCTTCATCCTGCTCTTTCTCCTCCACTTCCTCAAAGTAGAACTTGATCGGTTTTACATTCTCAACGACATTCCCGTAAACCACACCGATCTTGTAAATGTAGTTCTCGCGGAGCTTGCGGGGGATCTCCGCGATATAGCGCCGGAAGGTTTCCAGCGAGTTCGCCCGCTTGTAGTGGTTGCACATCCTGCAGCTGGGCATGAGGTTTGAGAGATCACTGCTTCCAGCATCTCCGCCGTCCCACGCCCGCAGAGGCCGGAAGTGGTCTACCTGCATATCTCGGATGGCGATAGACCGACCGCAGTAGGCGCAGTGTCCATCATATTTCGCATAGACGGCTTCCCGCGTTTTCTTGCTGAAGCTCATGCATTGCCCTCCATCGATTCCTGAACTTCTCTAAGATCGAGCAAGGCGACCTTCTTTCCGCTCGGTGTCGGCTGATTCTCTGCAAACGTTGTCAGATGAATGTTCCAGTGATCTGGCTTAAAAGCGACGCCGTTTCGCATGAGTTCAATGTCTGCATCGCCCCGGCAAGGAAGAACCACCACGCGGCCCTCTTTGTCGGCACACATCAGCTCCACCATGCGCTCGATGGAGTAGCCATACTCTGAAAGTTCCTCCTCGATTTCCGCAGCCTTTGCGGCTCCGGTCGGAGACAGACTCGAGTTTTCATAGGCCGCAAGGCGATCCACGAAATCCGCTTGGTATTGTACGCCGCCAAAATCAAGCCGCCAGTGGCCGTCTTTGAAATACGTCAGTCTTTCCATCATTCGGTCTCCTTTTTGATCCTGTGAAATCTCATCTCATCCAAATTCCAATCTGGTGGGTATCGATACATGTCTACGACCGGAATATCTTTTCGTTCACCATCCACCATCATCCAGCCTTCGTGAATCTTGGTGTCTGGCGTGACCTCTGGCGGATTTTCCGGGTCGATAGCCACAATATACCACGCATTGATCGGCTCACCGGCCCAGACCGGCAGGCCGTCCATTTTCACAAGCTCCTGCAACGTCAATGGAGTGTTTTCCATAGGAATGGTTCCTCCTTTGCTTACCTCGCATCACGAACCCTGAAGAAAACCGTGATGCTCAGTTCGTAGTCATTTTCAAAGATTTCCCGGATACCGATTTCTCTCCACTGAGAGCCGTGGTCATAGGATTGCGAGACCAGGCGATCAACGATCTGGTTCACGACCTCTGTTGCAAATTGTATTGAGCATTGCTGGAACTTGAAAAACGTGAATTTGTAACCGAAATCAGTTTTCAGCTTTTCGTAGTAAACGTCGATTACATCGTCGACTTTGAGACGCAGTGCGGACGGGATAAACTCGTCATTCGGAATATAAAATTCAATTTTCATGATTCTCCTCCTTAATCGGCACGAGCCGCCATTTCAGCCATCCATTCTGTGTGTCGCGCTGTGCGCTCAGATAATACTTCTTCGACAGCTCATAGAGTTTGTGGATGCAGTAGGGTTCATTCTTCTGGCAGTAATCGCCGTCATCCGCATGCTCAGAATCAAAATGCTCGCAGTCCGGGCAGACAAAGGTACGGCACACGTCGGCGCAAGCATCCAGAAAGTCATCCGAGGTCATACCTTCCCACGGATCAACGTAGTCCCACAGGAACGTAGAAACTGCATCGCACTCCATGTGTGTTTTCCAGTCGTACACATCGCCGTCGAATTTGTATGTGTCATATCCATATTGTTCGCCCGGTTTGATCTCCTCACAGCACAGAGAGCATCTGTGCAGTTTCCGAGCAGTCCGCGTCTCGGATCTCAAAAGTTCAGGCATCATGGAATATCCTCCTGCGCCTCCGGTAGCGGCATCCAGCGGGTGATCTCGTTCGATGGGACGGGCCAGTCTTCACAAAACCATCCGTCACCCGGAAAATATTTGGCGACGTCTACGAGCGCGCCGGCATCGCCGCGAAATGTGACAAGGTATTTGTCCACACGATCTGGCGGCATCCGATCCTTGCAGCTGATCCATTGCGGAATCTTCTCGCGCAGCTCTGCGAGCTCCTTCTGGTCGCGCTCGATCTGCTCAGCTCCCCAAGCGATCATCAGGTCCTGACAGCGATGCTCGACCAACGCAGCAGCCGGGCAATCCTTCACCATGCAGCGCGAAGTTGGATTTGCACATCTCCGCATGGCATCGATCATTTTCTCAGGCGTCCAATCCATTTTTGCCCTCCTCTGACAGGGCCGATAGCTGTGCCCGCAGATGCGCATTTGATTCTTCGAGCAATTTCACCGTTTTTTGCAGCTCAGAGATTTTAGCTCGCTGCTCACGATCACAGGCGCGAAAGCGCGCGAGCTCTTCACTCACACCACACAAAAACTGATGACAGTCTTTCTCAAACGGGAATAAGCAGTGTTCGCATGTGCTAAGTCGATCGATTACTTTCTCCATGTCCATCATAATAAATCCTCCCGAAATTCTTTCAGTACTTCTTGGCCCGGAAGTACGCCGTCTTCCAAAATCCAGTGATATACATCTACGCCTGTTGTGCCCCAACGCATCTCGCCTTGCATTTTTCCAAGGCGCTTGCGCTCTAACAGCATCCGGTCGTAGGCCCGGATATATGCCAGTCTGTACTTCGGGTAGAGCGCAAATTCCATCAGGCGTTTTTTCTTCGACGCCAGAACGCAGCCAATGCAACCAATACGACAGAAACCGCAGTCATAAAGCGGATTCATACAAATATGCTCGGCTGCAACATAATCCCACACGTCTGTATCATCCCAGCCGATGATTGGATTTACGATGCGCTTTCCTTTCATCTGGCATGTTTCAAATTGCATGCGTGATTCATCGTTATCATTCAAAAGTGTCAGCTTTTTACTGACATCGTGTGTTTGCACTTCGATGAGCCCACGAACGTTTTGCCGCTTGGGTGATTCGGCCCATCGCACACCAGTCGCAATAAACCTACCTTTTCCGCCACCTTCTTTGAGAATGGAGCAGCAATATCGCACCTGCCTCGTGGGCGGCATCAGCTTCTTGGGAATCAGATTCCACATGGTGATGCGCTTTCCGTTTGGCTGGACGTGGCAGTCGATCTTCGTCGGGATTCCTTTTTCATCCAACTTCCGGAAGGTCTTTCGCACATGATAGACCGTTTCCGGCGCATCTGCCGTTGTCAGGGAGTGGAGGACTTCGAACGGAATACCGCTGTTGATCGCCAGCCGGAGCAGCACGTCGCTGTCTTTTCCGCCCGAGTAGGTAATAACAAGCGGCTGCTTGTAGAGCTTCAAGCTCTGTGCCGACGCGAACCGCAGCGCCTCAAACGCGCTCTGTTCCAAGTCCACTACAGATCCTCCTACCAATATTCATTGAATTTCTTCCCCGTGATAATCGGCCTGCACCATTCACGTTGAAACCTTCGCCACGCGGCGTCCGTTTTTCCTTCTTCATCCCGGAAAAGCATTGCGTATGGTACAAATCCGGCCTGCATGGTCTGTGTCAGCCGCAACTCCGCGTCCTCAAAACTGTCCCCAGCATATCCAACAAGGACATAGCAGCACATGGCGTGACTCTTTGGCCGGAACCCCGCAAGGCGTAGTTTCCGCCCCATCTCAATCAGAGGTTCCAGATCATCCTTTGTGTCGTATGCTGTGTAAAGCCGCTTCGGTTTTACCTCCCGCAGCAAATCCGCCTGCCATTGCTGAAGCAAGGACGGTTCCAGTCCTCCGGTGAAGATTGCAAAATGCTCCTGCCTCTTGAGCATTTCGCAGACCGCCCGGAAATGGTGTTCAGACGTTCCGAGAATGTTGTCGTCGAGGATGTTCCATCCGTTCACGATCGGCAGCTCCCGAATCACGCCATGTGCGCAGCGCGGAACCGAGCAGAACCAACATTCCTTCGTACAGCCGCGCGACGTGAAGATATAGCCGTCTCGGAGATACATTCCCGGCGTGAAATCACCCATGCGGTCATCAAATGCCGGGCCTCCAACTTCAACCGGAACACCTAGGATTTGCCACGCATAGTAGAGATCTTCTGCACGCGGAATGTCCCATGTGAAGGTTGTAGAGATGTGCACCGCTTCAACTTCAGCCTTGATACAATCTGCGATATTCTCGATTGTCGGTGCACCGAAGAACGCTAGCGTATCCGTAGGCGATGCAGCCGTCTTTCTTGGGAATACCCGCGCAATCCGATTCATTTCAGCAACCCCATTCTTTTCAATCTCGCTACACTCCGTGACCGCTTTTCCGCGTCCGCAGTGTAGGCGTCGCGGCTCCGTTCAACTTCTCTCGCGGCTTTTCTCCCTCTGCAATTTTCCGCCAATGCCTTGAAAATCGGATATGCCTGCTGCGGCACTACCGCGTTTCCGAGGCATTTAAGTCTGTCCACCCGATTGGGAATCCCATGAGCCACTCGCACCACGTCGGGTTCACCATAGCGCCACCTGTGCCGTATACGCTGCGAAGCGTTCTTCCTGTGCCTCGAAATAATGACTGTCAATCTCGCATCCCACAAAATCCAAACCGGCGTCATACGCCGCGATCCGGCTGCTTCCGCTGCCAAGATGGGTGTCGAGGATTTTGTCTCCCGGTTTTGCGTAGCGGCTGAAGATCCATTCGTAAAGCGCGACTGGCTTTTGCGTGGGATGGATACGCTTTTCGTTCTTGCGTTTGTCTCCCTGCATGACCGCACCTTCTACGATACTTTTTCCCTGACACATCCCATTCCACATAAAGCGAAATAGACGAACGCTGTCATGGCAGTTTGTGGCGGCAATCTCACAATCGCTGAATGAACTGGAAGCATTGCATTTGTCCCACACAATCCGCCCGGCGGGGAAGTGATAGTAGAAGTAGTTGCAGCCCCATACGATGTACTTCTTCGCCACTCTGTCCAGCTCTTTGAAATATGGGGCCTGCGGCACATCCCACTTTGGGGAGATTGGATAATCACGATGAACGCCGATGGAGCTTACTTTGTTCCCGTAGTAGCCGCGCCGTTCGGGGCCGGAAAAATACGGAGGATCGACCACAGCCAGATCAAATGCCTTGTCTGGCAGACTGCGCATATATTCAAAGCAATCCACGTTGTAGACGACGTTCATTCTCGCAATTCCTCCACATATCCCCAGCTCTGGGGGGGATGGCGAATTGTATTTCCACATTCCGCGATGTTAATGCTGCCGTCTGGATTGTAATCATATCTCTGGAACGAACACGCAATCCTGCGTGACGGGCACGTCCCATCATCATTTTTATACCTGCAAGCAGCCGTGAACTCTCCCAGCTCCTTCGGCTCATCGTAGATCTTCAGGCTGGAAATGTGCCAGCCATAACCAACGGCAACGCCTAGATACTTGTGAAGCTCTGCGGGTTCCAAGCAAGTCGGCCGCGCAACGTCCGACTGGATTCTTCTTGCACCATCAATTTCGACGATCTCTTCGCACACAAATTCACCGATGACCTTCTGACGCTTGCCCCACATATCGCAAACTGAGCCTTCGTCCGTTTTGATGAAAACCGGCTTGCCGTGATAAATCTCGCCGTAATTCTCGTCGCCATCTTTCAGGATACAGATGAGCCGTTCTTCTGCCTTTGTGCAGTAGATGTAGCACTTGAAAGGCGTTTCCATCTTCGGCCGCGTCTTGCGAACCTCGATGGTCTTTTCTCCGGACACGATCTTCCCGCACCATTGCGGGCGGATGCTGATTAAAACTGCTTTCATAGAGGTCCCTCACAGATTGGAAAGTGTGCCGTTGCCGATGATAACGGCATTGGTCAGGCTGGAACCGAGGACAAAGACTGTGACCTGAGAGCCGACGGAGGCGGAGGCCATGCTGGAAACGTAGGGGAGGGCGATTTCTTCATCGAAGGGGCGCTTGACGGTGATTTTCCCGCCAGAGGCTGCTTTCGTGACCTGTGCGCGGAAGAACCAGACGTTGGAGCTGATGAGATCTTTGATTTTTGGCTGGAAGTAAGTCCAGAGCGCATCGGCAAAGGCTTTCATTTCAACATCGTTGTTGGTCATGTTGAGTCTCCCTTCAGGTTGGAGTCAATCAATTCGCAGGAGATCATGTCATTTGGAAGGAGCAGACGGGCCGCGTCAAAGCTTTCTGCTTCGACCGTTACTTCTTCCGGTTTGCGTCCGATTCTCTGGATCGCAAACCGATAGGATGCGCGGATGACGTTTGTGTGGTAATTTCGGTTTTGATTCATCGCAAATGTTCCTTTTCCGCTGTGAATAGTTACCATGTCCGCAAATTTTGGGAGATTTACGAGCGGCCCATCGTATATGATTTCGTTGGTCTTTTTGTTGACGATACGAATGCAAGCCGGGGCGGTCATAAAGAAGCGCTTCCCCTGATGCTGCTCCGGAGCGGCATGCTCTTCGTCGTTTTCGCTCGCCTCTGCTTGAAGGTGTTCATATTCCTCCGTCAGGCGCTGCGATTCGGCATGAAGCTCTGCATGGTTGGTGACGATGGAAAAGTATCGCTCTTCCGGCGGTTCGTAGAAATACTCGCCCGGCTTATCGTCGTAGAGAGGGGTGCTGGCGACGATGGAACGCGGCCAGTAGCCAAGCTCGAAGTCGTTATAGGAAACGGCGGGAGGATCGCAAGCACCGAAAACGTCACGAACCAGAGGTCGCGGGTAGGCGGAAAGAAATTCCTCGAACTCGGATTTGCTGACTCTTTTCGTTTCGGCCTCGAGCGCGGCGTGTTTGTCAATATAGTCCGAAAGGGCTTTCGTCATTTCCATGGGTCATTCCTCCCAGATGTTTAAGATGGTGAAGGTGATGAGGATGCCGGCGTCGGTTTTGCAGAGGGTAAGGTCGTCACAGAGCAGGGCAGATTCGGCCAGACGGCTTTTGAGCTTGGTGCTCATGACGTGCGTGGCCGGCGGAAATTCCAGTTGGCAATAGGCGGTCTGGCTTTCCTTTCGCGGCGGGACGATGTTGATGCCGATGTTTGCAGACTTCGCAAACTCAACCAGATTTTCGCGCAGGAGTTCAAACTTTCGGACGGGCCACGGATTGGGCTTCATTCCGTGGGTGGTTTCGCTTTCTCGAAGAATATCGCAAAGCGGATCGTTGATATGATTCATGGAAATGCTCCTTTTCATTTTCAATTTGAAAGCTCGGACGCTGTTATTGCTACTCGGATTTCGGATTTGTCCCGTGGAGAAGACGAAATTTTTTTGCACAGCCTTCGCAGGCCGGGGAGAACAGCACCTGATTTCCCAAGCCACCGCGTAGCTCAAAGGTAAACATGAAAAAATGCAGCGTGCCATCTGATTCCAGCTGTATTTGTGGCAGGATCGGCCTGCCGCAGCATTTGCAGGTTGCTGCATAAAAATTTACATCGGTCATGATGCCATCAAGGATGGACTGTGTGAGTTCCATTACTGATTTCTCAGCTCCTTTACGTTTTTCGCCACAAGTTTGACGGCCTCGTCGATCTTGGCGCGGTCGGATGCTTCGCTCCTGCCATAGGCCGGTGAAGTTTCATTTGGTTCAGAAAGTGTGAAGTCGAAGGAGAAGCGGATGGCGCTGGCGGCACGGTCTGCGGAATAGCCGGAATTGATCAGAACGCGGGAGGGCTGCGGATTGCCGCTGGAGCAGGCCGCGCCGGAGGAGACCATGACGCCATCGGCCGCGAGACGCAGGACGAGCGCGTGATTTTCAACGCCGGGGAAGGAGAGATTGGCGATGTAGGGGGACTGCGTGCCGTTGCTTCCGCGGGAGAGCTTGCCATTGAGCTGCGCGTCTGGAAGTTCGTTTAGGATGCCGGTGATGAGACGGTCGTGCAGGTCTTCGGCCAGTTCTGAAAATTCCCGTAGGTGCTGCGTCCGGAAATGGAGCGCCTGCGCGAAGGCGGCGGCAAGGGGGACGGATGGTGTGGCGAAATGGTAGCTGGAAGTGATGCGGCTCGGTTCTTTGGCGATGAGAACGCCGACGCCGACCGGGGCGCCAAATTTATGGCCGCCGCCGCAGATGTAATCAAGGCCGGATTTTTTGAAATTCAGCTCAGATTTGCCCATGGCGGCCGTACAGTCGGAAAAGGAACGGTCTGCGCAGGAAAGTGCTTGTTTCAGGTTGTAGACCCGACCGGTTTCGTTGTTGGTGTGGATGTGACAGCAGAATTTGCTTTCTGAGAAAGGAAAACCGTATGCGCCCACGTCCTGATATACCGTAACAACGGACTGGTGCTCCACATCTGAAATGTGGATATAACCGTCGTGAATCGCTTCGTGCATGGTTAGGTTGATGCTTTCTGTGGCGGATGTGGTGAAGATCACCTGCTCCGGCTCGCAATGGAGGCAATCAGCAACAATCTCCCGCTGTGAGAAAAGCATTTTTTCAGCGGATTGGCCGAAGGAATGGCTGCTGTTTGGATTGCCCCAGAAAAAGCGGCTGGTTCGCTGGAATGCGAAGAGTGCCGTTTTCAGAGTGGGAGAGGTCGCTGCGTAGTCCAAGTAGATCATACGGCGGCTCCTTTCGGCCAGTTCTGGATGTAGGAGGCGCAGATTTTTTCATAGATCTTCTGCTGCGCTTCCAACTGAATGATTCGTTCGCGCAGGACGGCGGGTTCTTCCAGAATGCCGGATTCAGGTGGAACTTCCTCCTGCTGAACGAGTTCGTTGGTTTCCGATAGAGGAGGAAGTCCTTCTTCTTTTTTCGGCGTTTCTTCCGCGGCGATCGGCCGTGTAATACCGAGGCTGATCAGGATGGCCGCATCGACGAGCGCCATTTCTTCCATGTCGAGCGTACAGAGATAGCTTTCGATCCGTTCTTTGGAGACGGTATAGACAGATTCGCAGAGGACCGTGTTTTGTCGGCCATAGATGGAGATTGGGACATGGGTTGGAAGCGGCTTTTTGAAGGCTGTGGTTAAGTAAACGATCTCGACCAAAGGTGAATACTGATTGTTTTTTTCATTGGAAACGATGACGGCGGGACGAGTCTTTGCCATTTCGGAGCCGACATAGTAGCCGGAATCCCGAATGTAGAACACGTCGCCGCGGTGAATTTTCAGTTCCATAGGGGCATCCTTTCGTCAGATTTTTATAAAAATGGCGCGGCGGGAGATCGCCGCGCCAAGCGGTTCGTTTTGTTATTTCGCGACGATGTCTTTCAGCTTTTTGCCGGGTGTGAATTTGATACCGTAATGAGCTGCGATCTGAATGGGTTCTCCGGTTTTCAGATTCTTTGCCGTTCTTGAAGCTTTCCATTTTGGCTCGAATTTGCCAAAGCCGATGAGCACAACGTTTTCCTTTTCGGCCAGCGCCTCGGTGATGGAATCAAGGACGGCGTTGACCGCATCTTCTCCGAAGGATTTGGTGACGTCCAGTTTGGCGGCAACGGCTGCGCTGAGTGCTTCTTTTGTCATGGGTGGCTCCTCCTTTCTTCAAAAATGTCTGGTGGGCCGCCCCGGAGTCGAACCGGGATCATACCAGTTATGAGCTGGTCGCTCTGGCCTTTGAGATAGCGGCCCATTGAGTATCCGGCTTGATGTACCGGACGTGAGGGTTTACCGGATGCCCAACATCAGATCTCATTTTCGGCAGTACCTGACAGCGCCGCTTTCTGCCCGGTAGCTGGCCCGGCAGAGCCGATTTTGTCAGTTCGGCTTCTCAAGTGTCCTCATCTGGGTGAACCGCGCGCGGGTTTTTCCCGGCAAGCTGAACGGGCTGCACTGCGGAAGTGCGTGCCGTTCTACGAAGACCTTAGACACACGATCTTTACGAGTTGGTTTCGGCCTCCCACGCATCAAGCGCAGAGGATATGATGGCTGTTCCTCAAACTCCATTTAACTCAGTCAAGCACCAACCTCGGCCAATACTCATCTGCTGCACCATCATCTTTTCGGAGCGCGCAACCGGCTTTTACTGCGCTGGCGGCACAAGGGAGTTCCTTGCCCCGGTGGGGTTTCACCACAATATTCTGTTGGCTCCGTGGTACGAAGTGCCTTATCTGCGTCATTATAACGGCATTTTCTCCACATCGGCCGTAGCGCGCGGTACTAACCATGCAGATTTGCAGACTTCGTTGGCGCGGCCTGAGTGAATCGAACACTCTGGGACAGACCGGGATTCCGCCCGTTGCCAAGGGCCGCATATTGTGCCGGTCTGTTCCCGGCTGTCACCGCTGTGAAATCCTCGCTTTTGGGAGAGCAGGTTCTTCCGCAATTACAACATCGAGGCTTGAGGGGCTTACTTCAGGACTTCGCATCGCCCATGCGACTGTTCCGCTATACGCTATTCACTCGCGGCGTCCACGCAGAATTGGTGGAGAAGGTGAGGGCTTGAACCTCACACGCCTGTTTTTGCTCTGGTCAGGTTACAGGCTAACTGGCCGAGCGTTGAGACATTCCCGTTCTGTCACTTCTCCATATAGTTGGATGTTTTGCACCTTGCGCCATCTGATTCGAACAGAATTGGCTTGTGGACTCGAACCACGCTGCACATCCAAGGACTGCCATCGCCCTATGCGTTGCGCGGAATAGGCGATCACCGCGCTATGAGCCTTTGCCGTTTTTCGCTCTTTGTCTGGTTTTCTGTCAACCAGCAAACACCTCATCTGAATGCGCACTCAATGAGGATTTCAGGCGCTGCCAAATAACGTCAGGTCGGTCAGCCGTCTCGTAGCTATTTGGCAACTTGCATTACAACCGAACAAACTGGATCAGCCGCCGTGACCAAATCTTAAAGCTGACCTTACAAACAAGTGGATTTTCTTGCTTTTCCAGACGGCCGCCGTGGTGCGCTTGCAATGCCAGACAGAGGCGTGACGGACGTTGAGAAATGGAAGCAACCGGATTCGAACCGATAACAAACGCCAATGGCGCTGCTCTACACCTTGAGCTATGCTTCCAGATAGTAGGCTTTAGGCTCAACCTACCGGAACCGTCGTTGATTTGTTTTTCCGACGCATGCTATCGGGTGGCAGGAATTCAAACAACGATCAACAAACCGTAACTGCTGGAGATGGGCTTTCTGGATGAACCCATCAGAACCGCCCACGCTGTTGTGTTTGGCGTACCAGCGCAAGGAGGACTTTCATCGGTTCCGATTTTCTACACAGCGGCACGCTCGTGCGAACTAGCCAAACTCAGATGGTATCTCAACACTCTGATGGTGATGAAATCAGATTTCACGATTTACTCGATTTCTTTCATCCAGAAATCGCGGCGGCATTTATCACAAGTACTTTTTTCGAGCGGCCCATCAATACATTTTTTCTGACCAACATATTTTGGACACATACAAAACCATCCGTTTTCAAGAGCTAAGTCAGGAAACAACTTTTGCAATTCACTCTGCCGCGTCTTGATTGGGTGTTCTTTTGCCCATTTCTCAACTTCTGCAACGACATTGGATGGAGCATTTGCTTCTGAAAGAATGGAGATTTCACATTTTGTCGCTTTTTCCATTCGCCTGTATTCTCCGATAAATTCAACAGCGTCCAAATTTTTCATCCTCTCTGGAATGTTTCTGTGTGGCAACTTCTCAGTATGGAGCGGCTTACGAGGCATGATCTCGCAATACCAGTTTGGAGGACTGGGGTGTTACCAATTACACTAAAGCCGCGGATTTCGTGCCGGAGCGGGGAAGTCAGCCGCGGCGGCACGGCCCGTCTTTCCGGGCGGCCAGCATGATTTCAGGAGGGGGATTGGGTTGCAGACGACCGGTTCCCGCGCCGGCGGTCTGCGTAGAGGCTCCCCGGTTTTACGTTGGTGCGGGAGCGTTCTTCCCAACAACCAAAAGCCAAACATCTCAGTTTGGAGCACCGGAATCTCAGATTTGTTCCGGCGAGCGCCTTCGCTTACTTTGGTGGTCGCTTTTCTACATAGAAAGGAGCCGATATGCCTCGCCGCAAGGAGGTATCAGACTTGCGGCAAGATCGGTTGGTCGGAGCCGGAGTTGCACCGGCTTGTCCGGGAGAAAGGAAGCCCGGAGAGCAACTGCGCCCAACCGTATGGCCGGAGATTATCCGGCAATTATGCGTGAAGTTGAGAAGTTGTGTTGTTCAGCGCGGGGGGAAAAAAGTGGTCGCCCTTTTGCTGAAGGCGGAGAATGTTTCGCTGGGCCTGACGATCCTTTTCCATCTGCACCTGCTTGGTTTTTTTGCGGGATTTGCGGCTCGTGAGCTTTCCGGAATAGAGCTGCGTGACAGTGACGGATTCGTGGCCGAGCTTGGACTGCAACTCCTCAAAGGACATGCCGCTGTTCAGATCGAGCCGCGCGCCGACATGTCGAAGGTCGTGCGAGCGGATCATGTCAACGCCGGTGACGGATTTTACATGACGGCGGACGACATCGGAGAGCCATTGGCGCGTTCCCGGATGCCAGGATTCGCCGCTGTTCTGACCGGAGAAGGTTTTTTCGGCATAGGTTCCGAAAAGCACTTCGTCGTCGCGGGCGTTTTTGGGGCGGATGCCGCTGCAAAGATAGAGCCGGACAGCTGTCTGCGCGACGAGCGGAAAGTCCACATTCCGGAATTTGTCGCCTTTGCCGTGTTCCACGACGATCTCAGAATTTTCCCAGTCGAGGTCGTTCGGCGTGAGCGCCAGAAGTTCACTGTTCCGGATCTCGGTCGTGAGCAGGAGAATGACGATGGCGTAGTTCCGTTCCCAAAACTGCGGACGCCGGAGGCCCTGCGGCGGGTTGTTCCGCCAGAGGAGAATGACCTGATCGTCGGTGAGGAACTGTTCATAGGGACGCCGCTGCTCTTTTTTGATGTCAGGAATGAGTAGCTTGGAAACGGGATTTCTGTCATAGAAGCGAGATTCGCCAAGCTGTTCAGAGGAGGCGTAGTTGTAAAAAGCTGCGAGCTCCTGAAGGTATTTTTGGATGGTGGATGCCTTTTTCCCTTCGCGGCGAAGCTGATCGCGCCACGCCTGAATGTCGGTGAAGCTCTCCTCATGGTCCCAGTTGCTGCGCTCTTCGACCATGAAAGCCGAGAAGGCCATGAAGATGAAATCTTTTGAGCGGATGGTCTGTTCTGCGCGGCCGATGGCGCGGAGATTGTTTTCGTAGGCGGCCATAGCGGCCATGAATTTTTTCTCGGCCTTGATGGGTGCTGCCATTGATTTGCCCTCCTATTTTCAGTGTATCATGCGCCCAAAATGAATTATGTTACATCGGTTTTTGGCTTTTCTGCGACGCAGGCGAGAAACTGCGCCATGGCTCCGCGCTGGGTGTCCTCGTGGATGGTGTATTCGGCGAAGTAGGTAGGGAAGTGGTAAGGACCGTTTTCCTTCAGCATGATCCACCAGCCGTCGTCATCCTTGAAGAAATCCACGATGCTATCGCGGTACTGCCGCGGCAGGCGGTCGATGGGACGGACGGGCTTTCTTTTTCTCGGTGTGGTGCGCATGGTCAGACCTCCTTTGCAGGCTGCCGCAGCCAGTTCAAACAATGTTCAATACATTTTGCGTCGCAATGGGTTTTCAGTTCTTCTTCGCACATTGTGCAATGGAAAGATATGATGCCGCGCGACATTTTCTCTGCAAGCTCTTCGTCTGTCATGGAACGAAAGCGGTCAGCATTGGTCATGTAGATATGGTCAGCAAGTTTTTTCATAGGTACTCAATCCTCCTGAATACCGAGGAACTGCCGGTTGATGCGATCCAGCTCCTCCATGTATTTGGGATGAACGTAGGTGTTCAGGGCGCGCTCGATTTTCTGCGCTTCCTGCTCGCGGCCGAGGATGCGAAGATAGTCTGCGGCGATCTGACGATAGGACCGGCGGATCTTGTTCAAGGGATCGAGATACTGTTCAAAGACCGGCGTATAGCCGACCGGATAGTCGAGGCCGAAGAGTACCTTGTATCCCTCAGTGATGAGCGGGACAAATTCCGTCGCAAATTTTTGCTCGTCCATCAGAAAGGAATCGTACTCGCCGGTGACGCGCTTTCCATCCTCTGTGAAAAATTCTCCGTGCTCGGCGGCGTACTGGTAGGCCAGCCGCTCGCGCTCCTGCGCGTCGGCATAGGCTTTTTCTGCGGATTTCATGGCGGCATAGCAGGCAAGGCCGACGGTTCGCAGCTCGTTGATCGCTTGCGTCTGAGATTGTGTGATAGTCATGGGTGGCTCCTTTCGATTTGGTGGTTGCACAGTTAGTGCTACCGGAAATTTGGATTTGTCCCGGCGTCGTGGGAAATTTTATCGAGGCAGGAATCGCAGACAACTACGGCGTCGGCGTTGTTTGAAATGCGCATTGTAATGATATTCTGAAATTTTCGGTCAAGCTTCGGAATATCGAGCCCCGGAATACTGCTTGGGTCAGGAACGACCTGCTTTCCGCAGAAACAGCAGGGGATCGTCCGGTATCCTCTTGCGTCATCCTTGAAATGCCCGACGATGATCAAAAAATCGCCTCCTCGTTCATCTTTCCAAGAATTTCGAATAGTCCAGCTTGGCTCCGCAGACAGGGCACAGCTCCGGGAGATCTCCGTTTTGGTCACATTCGAGCGACGCACCACAGTTTTCGCAGCAAAGCTCGCCGTAGTCTCCAAGATTGACAGTTGCAGTTTCCACTCAATCGGCCTCCTTCGAAGATTCATAACCATAGTCGTGTGTAAGAAATTCATTCAGTTCGTCCGGCGTCATGAGACGGGCCGTCTTTTCGATGTACTTGATATTGCGGAAGCAGGTCTGTTTTTCAGCTTTCGTGAGGGTTTCGCTTTCCTGCCAGTTGGGTCGATCCCACATCATGTATTCGGAGGCAGACATCGGCTCTTTCCCAAATTTGTCTTCAATTTTTCTGAAAGCGTAGGAAATTTTCCCTTCTTTTGAAATGTTGATGAAGAGCTGGCCGTTATTGTTGCCCTGCCAGTTGAACACCACATCGTTAAATGGATCAGAGGAAAACTGTTCTTTCCACTCGTCGATGAGCTTTTGGGAAATCTGGTAATCCTTCATATCAAAATTCACATCGAAAATGCGGCGCAGGTGCTCAATATTGGTATCCCGAAGGAAAAACCATTTATAATCGCTGCTGGACGCGATGAAGTCAATGCCATATCTGGCGCGCGAGATCATTCGCTCGGAGTAGTTCCACTGGTAATAGTTTGCGATGATGAGCTGTCCGTCGAATCGGACGTAGATTTGTGAACGCATGCCCATGTTATGTACCTCCTGTAGGTGAGTTTGATTTCACTTGTATAGCTACCGGGGACGCGGGTTTTGTCCCGCTTCTCCAAGGATTCTTTCAAATTTTTCGGTAGATGCAGCAGTCGTAGCGGTAGAGCACTTCCAGCTTCCATTCGTCGCCGTCGTAGGCGTGGACGATTTTGGGCGTTCTCCGGACGATCTCGCCGGTGGATTGATTGCGGAGGGTGACGGTCGATGCGCTCGTCTTGACGATCTCCCACGTTTCCTTTACGGGTTCAGGCTGTCCCAGCTTGAATGCGTCGAACTGGAAGGTTTCACCGACTTTGAAGGGGTGCGTAGGCTTGGATTTTTCCTCGCTGCTGGTCACTTCCAGAATTTCGGCATAGGCTGCACGGCCAGTGAGGCCCGCTGCGCCGCCGGAGAGAATTTTATAGACGATATTTTTCGGGCCGGTACTGACGACTTCGCAGATGCCCCAGCGGGCCAGTTTCACTTGGTAGCCCGGCTTGACGTTCTCGCGGCTAAACTGCACGCCCCCGAGCGCGTCGATGCAGGAGTGGTAATAGCAGAGGCGGGAGATCTCGGATTCGAGGCGATCTTCCGCGTCCTCGATCCAGCGTTCGACCGTTTCGGTGGGGATGGGCGTGCCGTCATAGAATTTCTGTGGTTCGCCGTGCTGGATTTTTTCGAGCCGGGTGCGATAGCTTTCGAGATTTTTCTGGATGGCCCGGATGTTTTTCTCGGCGTCTTTGACGCGGCGGTCGCAGAAGGCTTTATCCTTGGATTTAGTAAGGTCTGCGGTTTCGCGGGCGATGGCGGCGCGCTCGGCGTAATATTCCGATTTCCTGAACTCTTCCATGCCGCGGTCATAGGCAGCAAACATTTTTTCACGCTTCCGAGTGAACGCGATACCGGAAGATGCGTTGATGTTGGGCTGCGTGAAGAAGGCAATGTCACCGTGCATGTCATTGATTGGCTTTTGCAGGGCCTCGCCGCGAGACTGAGCCGCAGCGGCCTTTGCCTCCATCCGGTCGGCGCGGGATTCTGCACGATCGGCCGCACGTTCCATTTTTTCCTCAAAGCTCAGAGACTCGCCGGTCTTGCCCTGATACTCGGCGCCGAGGTCTTTTGCGACCTGCTCGGCACGCGAAAGATTCGGGCGCTTGGCGCGGCTTACCCAGCAGGAAAAGCGCTTGGAAAAGAGAAAGTTGCTCTTGATCTTAGATTTCTCGGCGTCACCGAGCGTCTGGTATTCTTCCTTGGAGAAGTGCAGCTCCAGCTTGTCCGTCTCGCGGTTGATGATGTAATACATGATCGGTTCCTCCTGAAATTTTTGTGATGCCTCACACCTTTATTGCTACCGGCGGGATGGGATTTGTCCCGCCGGTGCGGAAATTTTTTAGCGGAAATCGTGTTCGTTGAAGTCTGCGAACGCCTGCTCAGCGCGGCACAGATCCTCTCGAGCTGCATCGTAGTGCGCTTTACTGGCGGCAACGTGCTTTTCTGCTTCTTTGCGGTTGGACATTCCGTCAGCCTCATCGACCTTCTTGTTATAGGCTGATTTGGTGAGTTCCAGCGCGCTTCGGCGGACTGTAATGTCTCTGATCAAGAGGTTGTGTAGGTAGGAAAGCGTGGAATATTTCATGATGCTACCTCCTTTCACGCGAGCGGCAGGACACCGGAGCCAACGAGAACGCCGAGAACAGCAGACACGAGCATCCCGGCAAAGAGGATTGAAATTCTTCTGCGGAGCTTGGCGTTGCGCGCTGCCTCGGCGCGCCGGGCGTCGCGGAACCGGACTTCCGCGTGATGGCGATTGACGATAGGCTCGAAGACGTTCTCCGGCGTGATGGCGGGAAGGACGGTGAGATTAGAATGGAAATGGTTCATGATGTGACCTCCTGAATATTTGGTGTGTTTGTAATGCTACCGGGATTTTGGATTTGTCCCGGCTTTTGAAAAATTTTTTACTGGGCGTATTTGATCTCCAACGCAAGCTGATGGAGGAAATCTCCGTTTGGCAGCTTTCCTTTGTGGGGATCAATGGATGCGCCGAAAATCTGCTCAGACAGCTCCGGCGAAATCCGAAGAAAGACCGCTTCTGCGGCATGGCGAATGGAGCGTTCGACGCGGCCCGGCGTAGTGTTGTGCTGCTTGGCAATTCTCGCATAGAGCCCATACGGGCCAGTGATGGGGATGCGGTGATAGCCTTTGTCTAAGAGAATGTGCAGCGCGGTGGAAATGTAGGCGTGACCGTCTAAGCTTGCGGGAACGCCGATGCGCTTGAGCAGCGTGTAGATTTTGCGGTCAAGTTCCTCCATAGTTGATTTCCCTTCCTTTTTCGATGTTTTTTGGGCTTCTGATTTCATCGTATCATTTGCTTAAAACGATTTATGTTACATGTAAAATGGGCATAAAAAATCCCGCAAAAGCCTTGACTTCTGCGGAAAATGGTCTTATATAATGGAAATGGGGACGATCGTGAATAAAAGTTTGGAGGTAGAAGTGATGAGCAGGAGAGGAAACTGGTGCGAGTTTTGGAAAACGAATAGATGGAAAATTAACGACAATTTAATCGGAATGGTGTTGTCTACATTGTCTATTGTGTGTTTCCTTGCGTTTTTGACTTTGGTGTTACTCGGAAGATACTAAAACAGCCGCTCACTGGGCGGCTGTTTTTGGTTTATTGCCAGCTTATTTGAAGTTTGCGCTGATTCTTCGCGCAGTCACGGAGATACAGGTTGATCAGGGTTTGATAGGGAATACCGACGGAATCAGACTGCTCCTTGAAGTAGTCGATGGTGGTGGTATCGAGGTTGATGGAAATTTGCCGCTTGAGCTGAGCAGCATAAGGATTTTTCCGAGGATTTAGTTTGCTGATGTCATATTCGTCAAGCATAATATATTACCATCCTTTCATATAGAAGCCCCGTTCTTTGTTGGTTGCTTTTCTGGCTGAGATGATCCGAATTACGTTATCACTGTCTCGGTCTCGGTAGCAATGGCTTACGATGCAAATTTTCCCGGAATCAATGGTTCCGATAACGAGAAAGCGGTCTTCTTCATCAGAGTGCTCGGGATCGTCGAACATGATGGCGAAATCATCGTAGAAGACCTGGCGGGCCGTCTCAAAAGACATGCCGTGCTTTTGCTTGTTGATTTCATTCTTTTCGGGGTCCCATTCAAATTTTAGTATCTCCATAATTATATTATAATTATCCCATATTATTTGTCAAGAGAAATTCGTCAGAATTAGAACACATGCGTTGTCATTCGAAATAGACCTGATCTCCGATTTGGAGCGTGACAAGGAAAACTTTTTCTCCGTCTACCTCTGCCATGATTGCCCATGTTTCTTGCAGCATGGCTCCATAGGTGTTTTCCGATTCAACAGTTCCAGCCATGCTATAAATACCGTCTGTGCCTTTTTCAAACGCACACTCAGACATGGGGCAGAACTTTGCACTGGATGGCGATTTCAGATGGTTCTTTACACATTTTTCTGCGAGGACATAGACACCGGATTTGATCTCGTCGCTGCTGTATTTGCTGCTGGAAGAGTAGGAATTCGTTTTTGAAGGAGAAACGGAAGGGGATTGACTGGATGTGCTTTGATTCTCGGAATGCAGAGCTTTTTTCTCGTTGTTGTCGCTTAAAGTCATTGCAATCGCGACGGCAGCGAGAATAGCGGCGATTACAATAGCGATTACAAGACCTCTGCGGTCTTTTTTCTCGCTTGGGTCAGACATATAATTCCGGCCGCCGGACGGCAGATCGGCTGGTTTCAGCAGGGGAGATTCTTTGCGCTCGGGCTGAGAAGTGACTTCCGGCTGAGGCAACTTTTGGATTGGACAACCGCAGTGTGGGCATGCTGCTGCACGATCACTGACCTGTCCGCCGCATTCCGGGCATTGCATGAGAGCCATAATGATGCTCCTTTCTGCTGTTCAGGGTGTCAGATGCGGACTATGGCGCTTTTGCAGAGCTGCTTTTTGCCGTCCTTTTCGACGAGCTCCCGGTTCTGGGCGACAAGCTCCTTACCGTAGGTGTCAAGGCCCGAGATGTCGTCCGGATCAGAATAAGCAAGAATGGCGGCCATGTCGCCGGGCTCCATGGGCTTGTTGGTTTTGTTCACGATGAACTGCCCACCGATTACGGTGTATTCGTTATGATCATAAAACATGGTTCTGTTCTCCTTTTTTGAAATTGTTTGAAAGCAAGTCAATATGGGCGCGTTCTATGCTGCGGAAGCACAGAGGCTGGCGGCGTGGATCGCTTCGCTGATGAGGGCACTGGAGTCGATGCCAAGGATGCCGGAAATCGATGCGTAAATCGCATCGATTTTCTCTGGTGGATAAATAGAGGCGTCATCCATTGTGCCGTTGCAGACGTACCAGCTAAAACCGTCGGCGAAAACGCAGACATAGATGCGGCTGCCAAAGTCACCGCAAGACAGATCGTCAACCTCGACAGTGACGAGTTGCCCGTCTACGTCGGCCAAGATGCCACCGGCATACTGCCAGTAGCCGCCGTTGTTGGCGTTGTCTGGATCATAGGTCGGATTTGTGGGATTGCCCCAGGCAGAGATTATCTTCATCAGGATGATCCTCCTTGTTCATAGTTTAGCATGGTTTTTCTGAATTTTCCAGAGGCTATTTGAAATTTTACACCTTTTCGCTGTTCAGAGTATATCCGGCGCGCTGCACCTGTTCAGTGCGATAGTAGATTCTGGAAGACCAGTCCACCCAGACCGGGCGCTTGCGCCCGTTGATGATGGTTTTTTCCAGTTCGAGTGGCTGGCCGTTCTTCTGCGTTGTGATCGTTGTGCCAAGTGGCGCGTTTTGCAGACTGTTCGGGTCCTTCCGGGCAGCCGCTGCTTTTCTGGCGTTCTCCCGGCAGGCGGCACGCCATTCGAGCGCCCATTCGTCGTCACGCGGCGAGAGTAGGTTCAAAACGGAAGTTGGACAGCTCCGCTCGGCTGGTCCCATGGATTCGTCCATGTCCTTAAAGCCAAAGTTGCAGTACTCGTTGGAGCAGACATGCGTCAGGCAGACGCCGGCGAAAACATACGGAGCCTGATTCGGTCTCGTCCGTTCGCAGGCTCCGTACCACGTCGAGCCGACCATGGCAGATTTCAGGACGCGGCAGCGGTCACCGGTTTCTTCGTTGTGCCAGGTATACAGGGCGTCGCATTCGGCCTTGCGGTCGATGCCACCCCGCCGGTCGTAGAAAATTGCCCGTTGATAAGTCCAGCCCATAATTTTCTCCTTTCTCAGTACGCGCGGCAGGTGTCGAAGCACCAGTGCAGGACTTTCCATGCGTGAACGTCCATGAATTTCTCGGAAAGCCACTGATCCAGCTGCTCAAAGAGTCCATGCGCGCCGCCCTGCGCCTTAATTTTGGTTTTCAGGAGATTATAGACGAACTCGCTGCCGCAGTCTTCAACGCGGACGGTCTTTGTCACGCCGTTTTTGCAGACGGTGAACTGCTCGCTGCTGCCGGGATAGATGGTAAAGCTCCAATCGGCAGCGTGGACGAGCGCGTCGGTTTCTTTGTCGTATCTGGTTTCTTCATAGATTCTGGTCATGGATTCGGCCTCCTTTTTGATTTCACTCATAATGCTACCGACAGGGGACGTTTTGTCCCGCTGCCGGTAGATTTTGCCGGAAATTTTTTATCCGGCATAGGAAAGTGCTGCCTCCAGCTGCTCGATTTCGTGCTGCCAAGCCGGGGCAAACGGACTGTCCGGGCAATAGTTCAGCACTTCGTAAAGTTCCTCAAGTCGGTCAAGGATTCTGGATTCGCTGGGGATGTTCCATTTGATCTCCATTTTCGTTCCTTTCTGCAAACGGGTTTCTCTTCCGGGACGTTTTATTTTGGGTCGATGTTCAGCAGCTTAAAATATCGTAGACTTCCTGTGATTCGTAACGGATGACGGCGCGGCCCTGCTCGTCGTCGCCGTCGTACATCGGCCCGCAGAAGTTTTTAATCTTCGGCGCGCCTTGCAACTCCGCGCGGCAGGAAACGCTGTGGAATTCTCCGGTGGTCTCGAATGCTTTTTTCAGATGCTCGACGGTTTCAAATGTTTCGACGATCATGCGCGGCCGCGGGTCGTCCGTGTTCATGCTGACAACCTTGTAGACCTTACCCTTCTGCTGAATCTCGGACAGGTGAACGCGCTCGGATTCTTCGGAAATCTTCTGTTCCTTCGGGAAGCTATCGGTCATGGAGTAGAACAGGTTTTTATCAAAGCAGCAGTAGCTGCGCGGCTGCTCCCAGCCGGTTTCCGGCCAGCCGGAGAAAACAGCCAGCGGGCGCGTGCCATAGGTGCGGATGCCATAAACCTGCCGTCCGCCGCGCTTTTTGAAGTAGATGGTCAGGGCTTCCTTGTACTGCGCATACGGGGCGATTTCCGCCTTTACGGCGGTGACGGGCAGGTGGTAGACGCCGCCAAAGTCGGATTCTGCGACGAGTGTCAGGCGCGGATTTTTGGATGCTGCCGCGCTGTTCACGGCGGCGGCGATGGTCTGGAAAATTTCAAGCTGTGTCATTGTATGAAACCTCCTGTTTTCTTGGTTTTCTCTACACTTTTATTGCTACAGGGAAAGTACGTTTTGTCCCACTTGCATTCATGTTTGTGTTTTTTGTTAGTGGACTGGACATTGGAACAGAACGCAAAAATCGGCTCTGCTGGCAATCTCGTTGATGCGCTTGGCGGTTGTGCTGCCGAGGGAAAACACGGCGATAAAGTTCACGTGGCAGTCGTCCGGGGTGAAGATCGGCTTGCACTCAACGCCCAGGGCGCGAAGATGGGTTGTGACGTTGGCGGCCTCTGTGACCTCGTGCAGCGCGTCGGCGTAGCACTCGCGGTAAAGGTCCACGCCGTATTTGTCGCGGATGGCGTCGAGCTGGTCCACGTCGAAAAGCTCGGTGAACGGCTCGTATTTGTGCGGGGTGGACAGGTGCGCGGCGATGATCTCGTTTCTGCACTCCCAATATCCGGCGGTTTTCATGGTTGCGCTCCTTTCTGCGCGTTTCTCGCGGCGCGGTATGTTTCGTAGACCTGGGCGGCGGGAAATTCTTTCATGCCACAGTTCCATTTTGGGCGCGGGGTCTTTCGGAGATAGACGGTCTCGCCGCCGTCGTATTCCAAATACCATTTTTCCAGTGTTCCGTCGCGGTTGATCGTGTATCTTGTGGGGGTTGCGGTCGTGGCCATAGTGTTGTCCTTTCATGCCCTCGTGACCTCCGGGGCGGGCTGTTCGGCTTTCAACCTTCCGTTAGGGTTTGAACACGACGCGCACGCCGCGATTTTGCAGCATGGCGATATACAGAAAAAATTCTGTGCTGATCTCTGCGGTGTCGGTACATCCGATTGTTTCCGGTTCCCGGATAAGCGCCGGATAAAATTTGTCAAGCTCTCCGTCCGGGGACATGATCGCGTAGCCGTCAAAGCCGCGCATTTTTGTGCGGAAAACTTCGCGGGTGATCTGTTCTTTCCTCATGGGGTTTCCTCCTGTTCTGTTCCTCCTGTTCAGATTATGTAGATGTTGATTTTTTCAAGCTCGTCCTGCTCGTATGCTGCTCCAACAGGCTCGAGCGCTGCCCATGCCGCAATCTCGATGGCTTTTTCCCAGGAAAAGCCTATTCCGTTCAGATACTCAGCGTTGTACTGTTCGTCATCGCAGGAATGATAGTGATTGATGTTTCCCGTGTTTATGACGAGCGTGCCGTAGTCTCCATTCATTTTTTATGCCTCCTGTTTAGATGTAATACCATACGATAAACTTGTGTTCTGTTCCGTCTGCCGATGTCCACGGGGTCAGGTACGCCTTGCGTCGCTGCTTTTTTCGCGCCGCCACAAATGCGGCGGCTTGCTGTTCTGTGCTGAAAAATTCAAAGGTTTTGCGGTACTGATTCATGGTGATTCCTCGCTATGCAATCTGCTCGGCAGGCTGTGCAAATTCCTGCGAGATTTTGAAAAGCATCATTTTTTTGAGCGCCTGACGGCTCATGGTTTTTTCTTCGCAGCTGTTCGGACGGTCCCAGACGCGGACGCGAAAAACGCCGTTGTCGATGTCTGCGATCTCGCGGTAGATGCAGACCGTCACACCGCCTGAGAAGCAGAGCTTTAAGGCGTTTAACGTGCTTGCGTCGCCCCGGAAAATCTTCATCCCTGCATCATACAGCTGCGCGGCGGTTTCCTCGGAATATGCGAGGGCGTGATGCTCGACGTTTTCAAAACAGCCGAAGACATTCTTCACGTCGTAATTTGCGATAAATTCCATTGTGACACCCCCTCTCACAGAATGAATTCGATCAGGGTATCCGCCCCGAGCATGAGATAGAACAGGGCGATGACGGCGATGGCCGTCAGGATTTTTTGAAGTTTGATTTTCATAGCCGTTCCTCCGTGGTCGGTTTCTTTTCGCTGTTATTGCTACCGGAGATTTGAATTTGTCCCGTGAATTTGAAATTTTTCTCTGATTTCAGTATGACATGCGGGAAAAGTGAATTTTGATACAGTCGAACGCACAAAGAACGCACGAAAAAAACGCACGGATTGTTTCCGTGCGTTTTTTGTTCGTTCCTCAGACTCAGGCCGTCAGCGGCTGGACCTGCGCGGCCGTGAAGAAGTGGGAAAGTTTCATGCGGCAGTAGCCGCTCGATTCGGCCTCGTCGCCCTCCTGCGGCTCGTCGGATTCTTTGCGCTTGCTGCCGATGTACTTCCAGATCGGGAAGGACGCAATGGAGTGCTCGCCCTTGCGGACGATATAGCCGCGCTGCTTCCAGGCGTTGAAGGTGTGAATCTCCTCGGGGAGCTCCAGCTGCTCGGTCTGGCCGTTCTCGTCTACGATGTCGATGAAATGGCCTGTGCCTTTGAGAATGCCGTCGTTCATCAGCCGGATGGATTCGTCAAGAATGATTGCTGCGTTAGTCATGAGTAAGTACCTCCGTTTGTTTCATTTTTCTGTCTTTGTTGCTACCTGAAATTTCGATTTGTCCTGGCAATGCCGGGCTTTTTTATTGCAGATATTCCGCAGCTGTTTCGACGGCCCAGCGGATGGCCGACTCGAAGGCGCGGATAAACTCCTTGGTGCGCATCGAGCCTCCCGCGAAGGTGTTTCCGACGCTCACGGCTGCGTCGTAGTATTTGCAGCCTCCGTCGGAGTGCTCAGCAATTTGGGCCCGGACCTCGCGCCCGGCAGGCGTGCGGCCAATCAGTTTAGAGACCCAGTTCCCGCCAGCCTGCCAGCCGTCTGGCGTATACATCCTCGATTCGAGATAGTCACGCGGGAAATCGACTGTGATTTTTCCGCTTTTGTAGTCGTAGGCCTTGCAGTCCGAAAACATCTTTTTGTAGACCCGATAGGGGATCGTGCGGCTTGCTGCTTTTTTCATCTTGGAGGACTCCTTTATGTTTTTTCTTTATAGCTACCTCAAAATTGGATTTGTCCCGCTTGGTTCGGAAATTTTCTCGTTTTTTGGGAAAAAAAGAAAGCCGGGGTTTCTCCCGGTTTTTCTGTCGCTTGGTTTTTCACGTTTTTGGGCGCTGCTGGTTGGTTCGGATTCTTTGCGGTTTTTCGGCGACATTCAGACTGGCGTTTTTGCTCCGCGGATCAGGAAGCGGAAATTCCAGAACACCGCCTCCCATTTCAGGCGGTCGATGAATTTCTCCGCTTGCTGGAATGTTTGGAACCGCTCCTGATGCGCCATAATCGAGCCGGTAATTGCAGACGGCCACGTATAGGCAACGCCGTAGCCGATGGACGTTTTGACGAGCTGCGCCTTGACTGTTGTAACATGTTTCATGGTGTGTACCTCGTTTCTGTTCTTTGACTTTGAAGCTACCGTATTTTCCGATTTGTCCCGCCGAAGGCGGGATTTTTTTGACCTATTTTCGATAGACGCAGCCGGTCCACGCCTGACAGGTCGTGCCGCTGCACGTGCTTCCGCGCCGCTTGCAGTCTACGCAGATCGGATTCAGCTGTTCAGCGTCCTTTTCCAGCCATTTGACCGACTTGATATACTCGCAGATTTCCGGATCGTAGTTGTTGGCCGCGATGTATGCGCAGAGTTCGCGCTGGACGTCCGCTTCCTCGCCGCCGTCCATTGCTTCGGCGATTCTCTGGGCGATGTCCGGGGCCGTTTCGGCGTAGCTTACCACGCCAATGTAAAAATCGAATGGATTGTAGAAAATACCGTCCCTGCGGTCGAGAATGAGATCGATGATCATCTTTTTGGGCTCCTTTTTGTTTTTCCTTTATAGCTACACGATTTCTGCGTTTGTCCCGCAAAAAAGTAAAAAAAGCGCCCGAGCGATCGGGCGCTGCTGTTCAGAATATTCAAGTTGGTGCTGTTCAGGAGCTGCGGAGCGCTGCTGTTCAGGTTTTCCCCGGAAATGAGAATGGGCGCTGTTCAGCAATTTCGAAAGTTGGCCGGAAGGTCCGGAATTTCAGGCGTTGCCGGATGCGTCCGCGGGATCAGCAGGGGATGTGGATGCGGGAGCGGATGACGGAGAAGTTGCATCATGGGCCGGGATGGTCTGCATGATGGTCTCCCCGTCCGGCAGGACGAAACCCACCACCAGGCCGCAGCCGTAAACGTCCGCGATCTGCTCCAGGTCCGCGACGCTCCAGGTATTCCGCTTTAGGCGCTGGCTGGCATTTGCGCGGGACGTGCCGAGGCGCGCGGCCATGTCCGCCGCCGTGCTGTCACACTCCAAAAGCATCCGCTTTATCATCTTTGAAATATCCATATCGTATCCGCTCCTTTGCTGGCGATCTGCCTATACTGCTACCGCGTCGGCGTCCTTTGTCCCATATTGTATATCGTTTCGTTAACTTTGTCAATTCCTACAATTTATTTGTTAATTATTTGGTTAATTCAACGATTTACAAAGTTAACTTCAGGGTGTACAATCAATACAGAAATTCAAACAACGGACGCCCCAAGGGGCAAGGCCGAGAGGCCGGAAAGGATACGATATGAAAATGAACGCCACTGAAATCGCCGCCCGCCGCGAGCAGATCAAGACCACCCGCGCGAACATCAAAACCGTGGTAAACATCTACCGCGAAACCAGCGACCGGACCCCCGCCGAGACCGTCGCCGCTATCGTGGAACGCCTCGGATACGATACCGCCCGCGAGGCAATCGCCGAGATCATCAACACCGTGGGCGAGTGGGACGGCAGAATCTACCCCAGCAGCCGCGAGTGGGCCGCCACCATCGAGAACGCCGCGACCCGTGACGAGCTGGAAGCAAAAAGCATCTACCAGCCCGCCGAAATCCACCCCGCGCACATCAACCAGCTTGCGCAGGCTATGAGCAAGTACACGCCGCCCGCACCGGAGCCCAGCGAACCCAGCGCCCCGGCGGCGTCTCCGATCCGGCTGAACGTCGAGCAGTTCGGCGGCGTACAGCTTCCGCACCGCGTCGCCGTGTACGTTCCCAGCACGCAGGGCCCTGCAGAGACCACCGACAACGCCAAGCAGGTGCAGCGCGTCGCCCGAGAGTTTGCCGAGATGTTCGGCGGCGCGACCGCCACCACCGCCCGCGGCTTTTGGGTGAGCGACGCCGCCGGTCTGGTTGCCGAGTCCGTGACCATCGTTTATGCCAGTTGCACCGATCGTCAGTATCACGAGCAGGTGCCGGAAGTGATCCGCATCGCCCAGCGGATCAAAGAGGAAATGCAGCAGGAGGCGGTAAGCATCGAGCTTGACGGAATCCTGTATCTCGTCTGAGCTACAAACCACCCCGGCGGCATACGCCGCCGGGAGCCGAAGAAAGGAGAAAAACAGCATGCAGAAAATCAATATCAGCGGCACGGACCGCCCGCAGTGGTACACGCCCGAAGAGATCCGCGCAGCAGCCGCCGAGGGCCTGCCGCTCCGCCTGAAGGGCGGGAATCATCATCCCGATATTCTGTGCCGTCTCGCTGCGAATTGCGGCGGATGGTGTACCGTCGTCACCGATAGCGGCGCGATCCTGCACGCATGGGCCGGAGAGCTTGCCGCAGCCTGAGAGCAGCCGGACACCTTGACGGGCCGCACCGTAAAGCGACCCGATCCCATCAAAATTTTGACGATGTAAAGGAGATCAATACCATGAAGAAAACCGCCATCATGTCCCAGGCTTGGAGCCTGTACCGCCAGACCGTCACCGAGTACCCCGAGACCCGCAGCCGCGCCCAGTTTGCCATCTGCCTGAAAGAGGCGCACCGCGCCGCCAGAGCGGCCCAGACGGCCCGCTGCGAGTGGGACGCCATGACCGGCGAGGAGAAATATTCCGCCCTGATCCGCATGACGTGGACCATGAAGCACCGCGCCGAGGCGCAGGGCCGGGACATGGACACCGATTGGATCGTTACCCAGGACGACGCGCAGACCGTCGCATCGGACGCTTATTGCCGCATCTTTGCCGCCATGGACCGCAACGAGCAGAGAGAGGAGCCACGCCCCCTAGCCTATCTCATGCTTTCCGCGTGCGCCCAGGCAGCGCACAGCATCAGCCGCGCCGAGCGCCGCCATGCCAACGCATGCCGCCAGACCGTCACCGACGAGGACCAGACTCAGACCGTGATTGATATTTCCGCCAGCGTCACCGCCGAGCCGATCACGCAGGGCCCCGAGGCCGCAGCCATCACCGCCGAGACCATCCGCGAGGCCATCGCCACCGACACGGACGGCATTATCGTGCAGCAGCTCGCAGCCGGTTACACCGTCCGAGACATCGCCGCCGTGCTCGCTATGAGCAAGAGCAGCGTTCAAAGACGTATCGACGCAATCCGCGCCCGCTACCGTCAGGCCCTCGCAGGCTGACAGCAGCCAGCCAAGAAATACCGCACCCCCAGCCGCCCCGGCATAGCCCGGAGCGGCTTTCCTGCGCCCAAAACGCCCCGCCCAGCCCCAAGCGGGCAACAACCAGCCAAGACCATCCGAGCCGCCCAAACGCCAGCCAGACCGCCCCGCGCAAAGCAGAGAGGCCCGAAACAGCCCCGCACCTACTCTTTATTATAATCGCGCGCGTGCGCGCGTGTACTCCGCGCGGGCGAGCATACTATAGTCTAAACTCATATCATACCAACCCAAGCAGACCAGCCACACGCAGCCAAGCACCGGCAAAGAGAAGACCATGCAGGCCAACAGAGGAAAGGGAAAGGGGACGGGGAAAAGTGTTCGCGGCTTCGCCGTGTTCAGGCCGCGAACCAAGGCGGGGGACGCCTTGACCGCCAGCATCAGACCGGCAGCGCATCCGCCCCAGCTCCGCAGCATCTCCGAGCCAAACCGAGGCGGACCGGCAGCAGCCCGGAGAAGTCCGCCGAATTTGGCAGAAATGCAGGATATGCAAGAGAACTTGCAGAAATTCCGGGATGTCGTTTACTTTCCTATGCAGAATGTAAACGACAACGGCCAAGAAATGCAAGACACCATGCAGAAATGCAAGACCCCGCCCCACTTTACAAACCTGAGAGGCGCTTTTTTCTGGAGAAGGGCAATAGCTCTTCTCCCCCCATCCATGTTCCACCTCGGCTCCCATCCGAGATACCACCGCCTAGTAAACCTGTTTTCCACCATAATATATTTCACATCGCGCCAGCCAAAGACCATCGAAGTCTCCGGCCGGCGCTTTTCTTATGCGCAAGGTGGGAGGGGGCGTACTTTTCAAACCCGAGATGAAATTTCGAAAGTCGGAAAACGAAAAGGCCAAAAAATAAAATTTGCGCGGTTGCCTTACGGCAACGAAGCAGATACCCTTCGGGTCTATGGCAGGGAAGGGTTGGTTATGGTGCAGCAGCGAAGTAAGGCGGAGTCGGCGGCGCGGTAGCCGGGAGTGTAACATAAATCGTTTTGGTCGGATGGTACGATGAGAATAGAGAAACAAATCCGCAGAAAAACGGATGAAATATTGGAGGAAGAAATGAGAGCAACAATCTTTTCAGACGATTTTAACAGAATCGTAGATGCCACGAAGCAGTTCGTCAGCAAGGTTCATTGTGAGAGCCGGAAAGCGGAGGAGTACATTCGCTTCGATTTTGACGCCGAGCATCAGAAGGTGACGGCGATGTCGCTGGATGGCTATCGGATGAGCGTGGAGAACTCTGTGGTGAGTGAGTGCGACGAGAACTTCTCGGTCTACATCATGGGCAGCTTCCGCCTTCCGCGAAAAACCTACGCTGTGATTGAGAAGGTGGGGACCGAAGTTCAGATCCGATGTGCTGGGGCCCTGTTTGGATTTGAGCAGCCGGCAGACCCGCAGCCGTTTGAATGGCAGAAGGTAATTCCGGAAGGCAAACCTCACTTCAAGATCGGGTTCAATGGGAACTATCTGCTGACAGCGCTTCAGGCCGCGAAGATCAGCGCCGGACAGACTTTCAAGAATCCAATCGTCTTGGAGTTCTGGTCTCCTATTTCTCCGGTAATTATCCGGACGAACAAGGATGACATCAAAATGGTGCTTCCAATCAGACTGGGAGGGCACGAATCATGAGCAGGTATGTAGAGATCCCAGATGGAACATGCCGTGTCATTATTTTCGGATTGGATGCAAAACCAATATCAGACCATGCTTACGATCCGGAAGATCGTGGCGCCGCTGTGCGAGAGGCGATTGACGGTGAGTGGATTGACGGCCATGGCGGCGCTCCGCGCTGCTCTGCTTGTGGAAATGAAGCTGACTATAGCAGCTGGGAGAAGGACTTCCGCGATAAGCTGCGCTTCAATAAAAGCCGGTACTGCTCCGATTGCGGCGCGCTCTTAGGCGAATAGGAGGACGAATGAACACAAAGAAAATTAACGTCGGCTTGTATGGCGACGGAAGCCGGAAGGCGAGGCTTCGGGCGGAGTATATCTACTGCGGCCGCGCGGATGAGTGCTCGCTTTACAAAATCGGGAAATGCTTCAACGTGACAACACTTTTCGGAACCCGCTGCCCTATCGGGGAAAGAAATTGCGTGGACGGTGGAACAAAGCAGAGCAAGAAGTTTAGAGATATATGGGAGCAGGCGAAATTTGACCCATGCTATGCAAAACTGAACTATCCGTCAAATGAACACATTGGACGAATCGGAGACGATGTCTATTTATGCCCACCGTTTGTCGAGATCAAGGACTGTAACGGGCGACTGAATGTTTCAGACCCCGGATTTGGCTGCAATTGGGTTGTTGTAAAGCGCGATACGCTGACCCCGGAAAACCTGAATCGGATATGTTCGTACAGGCCGCGAAGTTTGATGGGCGGGACGATCACAGACTATCAGGAAGAAACCGTTCCAAACTTCTTGCATCAGCTCTCCTTGCTGTTTCCAGACGAATACGCCGCCCTGATTGCGGAGTACCCGGAATACGCGGAGAAGAAGCCAAATTTCATTGGCCGAATCGCGAAGCTCGCCACCTGCAACCCAGCGTGTGAGTACAAGGACGGCGGGAGTGTATTCCGCTTTGATGGTGACTGGCTTATCTGCGACTGTTACAAATCCTCTTTTGCACCGTTCGATGGGAAGGGCGCAATGCTGAAAATTCAGCTGACGGATGAGATGACAGTTAAAATCACGGATAATGCGCAAGTGCTGCCGGAAACGGTGTTGCTATGAGGTAAGAACATGCCAATTAAGAATTATACGACAGACGTAGATGTCTACAAGACCCTCGGCACCATTCAGGCAGATCTCGTGAAGCACGGCGCCAAGAAGATCGTGCAGGACTATGATGATGCCGGCCGCATTGTGTCTCTGTGTTTCATGATCGACACGCCGAACGGCCCGCACGGAATCCGGCTCCCGGCAAACGTTGATGCGGTATGGTCAGTGCTCCAGCGCCAGAAGGTGAAATGCGACCGGGCACAGGCGGAGCGTGTCGCTTGGCGCATCATCAAGGACTGGGTAGCTGCGCAGATGGCAATTTTGGAAACCGAGATGGTTCAGATGGATGAGATCTTCTTGCCCTATATGATAAACGACTCTGGACAGACGCTCTTTCAGTGCTATCAGAAAAATCAACTTTTGATCGGAGATGCCGGAAATGAGTGACAAATTCATTCTTCGCAGTGCTGCGATCGACCTCATTCGAAAGCAAAAGGGTTCTCTCACTGATCCGTGTCCTCAAAGAGTCGTAGAAGACACTTATGATCGCATTATTCGCTCCATCAAACAGTTTTCTGCGGCCGATGTAGAGGAAGTGGTTCATTGCAAAGATTGTGCGGCTTGTAGCCCTGTCCGTCATTGGCGCACAGGAGAATTAACCTATTACCTCTGCAATCGCACGGATTTTGTGGTGTCGGCAGATGGTTTCTGCAATTTTGGACGCAGGAGGACAAACAATGGGTGAGGAGAAGCGCATGGATACTTTCGAATCGCTGGCTCGAAATCATGTTGAATTGCAGGTGAAACCGTGCGCAAGCGGCGTTTTATGCTCGGCGCTCATGTATAACGCAGACGGCTCGATTGTGATTCTGGCAAAAGAGGGCCTTGCGCTTGGATATTTCGATTATCCGATGGGAACGGGAGAATGGAAGCTGCACAGCAAACTCGAACACTGGGATGATTGGGGCGAGAAATTCATCTTGGAGTGCCCAAGTTGCGGCAGAAAAGTCTTTCATGTGGATTATCGTGATGATCCGGAAGATTTACTGCGGAAATACCCATTCTGCCATTGCGGAATGAAGATGATTGGAATTTCGGAGGTTATTGAATGACGCTGAGAGAACTTCTGATTAGAAGTCACGATCTTCCGCCAGAAGAGAGTTTTGCTTTTCAAGTGGAGCAAATTGGCCCGTTCCTCGGCGGCGTTGGAGTTCTTCTTGCTCGGGAAGAAAGAGAAGTCTGGTTTTTCGCAACGCTCGTCTTTGGCGTCAATGTCTTTTGTGACGAACTCGGACATCTTTGTTTCAACAAAGGACTGCCGGGGAGGCTGTACGAGGGAAAGGTATTTGTCCGCATGGAAGATCCGGACGAAGAGATTATCCCAAATGAGAAAAATGCGTTTTTGCTTACAGAGCATATCGCCAATGAACTCCAAGCGATTGACCTTCGAATTGAGGGATTAACACGAACGTGCGTCTTCAATGGGAGAGAAGTCGTTTGGGAGAAGAATATCTCTTGGGAGAACGCTTATGGGAAAAATTGAAATCAAAGATTATCTTGGCGAGGCGGAAGTTCTCGCACAGATGGCCGAAGAGGCGGCGGAGCTGGCACAGGCAGCTTTGAAACTGCGTCGAGCGATTGATGGCAAGAATCCGACTCCGAAGTCCATCGATGACTGCCGGAAAAGCCTAATCGATGAATACAGCGATGTCGTTCACTGTGCCATTGCTCTTGGGATTTTGCCGGACGGTGATTTGATTCGTGAGAAATCAAAACGCTGGTGGAAGCGACTTGGTGTGGATGGGAAGGAGAGTGTGCTTTATGAGCCCTGACAAATATGTCAATGCGACACGGTTGATTGGTGTGCTGGAAAGCGTGTTGGAGGATGAAGAGAAAAAAGAAGCGTCTCTTGAAAAAATGGCAATGGTCTCGTCGCTCAGATGCGCCATACGTCTGCTTTCGGAAGAAGTTGCTGCTGATGTAGAACCCGTGATTCATTGCAAAGACTGCCAGAAATGGCATCGGGACGAAGAGTGGTGCGAGGAACACTCGCATTTTATCGGCTCAGAAGGTGAGGCGTGTCATCCTTGGGAGAGCAGCGACTGGAAGACGTTCGATGAGAATTATTTCTGCGCGGACGCGGTGCGTCGGGAGGGAACATGACTCTGAAAGAACAATTCTTCGAAGAGGCAAATCTTGCACTTTCAAATCTGATCCCCGCTGATGAACAACGCAGAATCCTTTTGCAGTACAGATGCGAGCTGGAACCGAATTTTCTTGGTTTTGTGGATGCCTACTACGCATTGAGCAAACTCATTCCCCAAGACACGACGATAATCGACTTTGGTTGTTATCTGGCTGCGCAGAGCTATTTCTTCAAAGATCATAAAGCCTACATCGGTGTGGATGAGGTAATTGATATGCAGCGGTTCCGGCCGCCCAATGCGACGCACTACTATGGCCGGATTCAGGATTTCCTAGCCGCCGATGGCCCAATTCCTTACCAGTTCAACAATCTGGAATACTTTGCGATCTGCAACTACGTTCCAGACCCCGAGGCCCGCCGGATGGTGCGCGAGCGGTTTCAGAACTGTTTCTGCTTCTACCCGTGCGGAGTAGTGTGAGTTAGAAATGTGTTTTGAAAATGCGGTATAACGCCGTGGAGAGGAAAATGAATGGAAGACCATAGACAAAAGGACAGCCTCATTCGGCTCCGCTATATCGGAAAAAGCGGTGTGCGCGGCCTTCGGCACGGAAAAGTTTACACTGTGTCACTGGTCAGCATGTACCGCCGCATCTGGGTGGAAGTGGATGGTGATGCGATCCACTACGACAGTTTAGGCCATTTGGAGCGAAACTGGGCAGACATTGGAGGACTGAGAAAATGAGTGCATGTGATCTCATTATTGCGTATTGCAAGCAGCACGGCTCCATCACGCAGATGGAAGCTACCAACGCTTTGGGCTGCACACGGCTTTCGGGTCGGATCTGGGATCTGAAACGCCGCCCCGGCATCGTTGTCACAGATGCTTGGGAGTATGGAGTCAATCGGTATCAGAAGCCTACCAGATATAAGCGATACTACGTTACGGAGGAAGCAAAGTGATTGAAGCGAAAGTCAAATGCGCATTCTGCGGGAAAGAAATCGGAGAATCTGGTTATGTGTGGAAAGTTCGTGTTGTGAATTGCAACGGTCGGACAGAGTATCTTCCAACCTGCTCAGAAGAACATGCCAGACTTACGAAGGAGAAGTATGCCTGCATTCACGAGGAAATGTCCAAGTATGTGAAACAGCAGGTCCTTCAAAAGATGCGCGTCAGAGATTATCTGGGATGATGCGATGCAAGGTCTGTGGAAAGGAATATTCCGGATGGGGCCGATATTCAAAAGACTGCTGCAGTCGGGAGTGCGCCGAGCGCGCGCGGCAGACGTTTGGTGGAGCTACGCGCTCGACGCCGGTTCTGATCGTGATTCCAAGAGCACTTTATCTTTCTGCTGGTATGAACCCAGAGATTGGCTCAATCTATAAAGCTGAGAAAATCGGAAACGTGGACGGAAATGGTTTTCACTATCGTCTTACAGTTCGCGGGAGGCCCCTTTTGTTGAAAGAGTCTGACTGCTGGGAAGTGGAATTGAACGTTATGTGTGCGGAAGAACATGGAATTCCCCCCAAGCCGGGATGGGATAACGCGGTAATCTCCAAATTTCTGTGCAGCGGATTTGGAAAGTAGGAAATTATGGATAAGCCAACTTGTGACAGCTGCAAATGGTGGGAGCCTTGGAACGAGGTATGCTTCAATGGTGAAAGTCCATATTGCGCCGATTTCGTGAACTGCGGGTGCGAAAAATATGAGGAGGACAAAGAAATTGAACGTTTATACAAAGAATGATTGTACCACATCTACGCTGGATGAGAATCTTCGAAATGTAGGGCTGCAGAACGACTCGCAGAGCGCTATTGATCATCCAGCGCACTACAATCATGGCTCGATTGAGTGCATCGACGCGCTCAACGCTATGGTTGAAGAATGGAATGATTCGGTAGCTGCGGTCCTTGCATGGCAGACCGTCAAATACATCTGGCGTCATCCATTCAAAGGGAAACCGACCGAAGACCTCAAAAAAGCGAGATTCTATCTCGACCGATTGATTGAACAGTATGAGCGTGAGGCGTAAAACTGATTTCCGGCTTACGCTGATGCGCAGCTGTGGGACATGCGGAAAGTCTTTTGTTACCTCTGCTGGTAGCCCATGGATACGACAGGTCAAGCGAGATGGAAAAAAGCAGGCGACAACCTACTACTGCTCCGAGAGCTGCTATGCTGCAAGCTATAAGCATATTGGATTTTTCGATGGAAAGGCAACGGAGCGGCGGAGAGAACGTGAGCGCAACCGCGACGTCAGAGAGAAAAACAGGCAGTATTATTTGGCTCATGCGGAAGAAATCAAAGCAAAAAAGCGAGCCTACTATGCATCAAATCCGGGTCTGAGTGCAGCGAACAGCAGGTACAACCGGAAGAAAAACAGACTGCTTGCCGCAGAGGCGGCGAGTCAAGGAGAAATCGTGGAATTTGGAGGACAATGTGAGACACTTTAAGGATTTTTTGGCATACGCCATATTTGTGATTGCACTTTTCGCTTTTACATTTTCGGTGTTTCGAACCGGTGCTGCAGCAATCAGCCGTCACAACAGCGAAACGGAAGCGAAGAGCAATTCAAATAAAAGATTATTCAAACTCGAAGATTTTTCGGTGCCAGAAACAGATACTGAGATTTTAAGCCGCCCGGTCGTATTCATTCCGTGTGAGATAGAATCGGAAATACCGGCGCAGGAGCCGCCGACGGAAGAAGCGTTGGAATCATTGGAAGCGATTGAAGAAACTTCGGAAGAGAATTTTCCTGTCGATGAGGCAGAGCTGGAGATGTTGGCATGTACGATCTACATAGAGGCCGGCGGAGATGCGTGCTCGGACGAAACCCGGATGATGGTCGGGAATGTGGTTTTGAATCGCATCGCAGATGAACGCTTTCCCGACACGATGGAAGAGGTCCTGCTTCAGCCCCGGCAATATAACACATTTTCATGGACTGGCATTCAGTGGCCTGCAAGGGCCAGTACAGAGCCGGAGGCCGAGGCAGTAGCCCGTGCCTACGATTGTGCCCGTAGGTTGCTGGAGGGAGAAAGAGTTCTCGATGCCGACGTCGTGTGGCAGGCCGAGTTTTTCCAAGGCAGTGAAGTTGTTTCATATCAGGATGGCATCTATTTTTGCCGATGAGAAAGGAGTAATTCACATGTGTACGCTCCAAGTCCTCGCGGGCATAGCAAATCTCTTGGCACTGATCCCGGTTATGGTCGCAGTAGTTATTGCCATTAAACTCCGAAAGGCTATCTGGGTTGCGCTCTTCATTTCCGAGATTTTGCTAGTGCTTTATGCACTGGCATTTACACTCAGCTTCGTCATTCCGTAAGAGCACCGTACACCCCCAGGAACCACTTTATTTCTTCAAATGCAAAAGGACACGTATAAACCACAAACGATGCGTCGCGTCGAACCAGCGGCGCGACGCATCGGTTTAGAACGCCGAGGAGAATAGAAATGCTCAACAAAGTAATTTTAGCCGGACGGCTCTGCACCGATCCGGAGTTAAGACGCACGCAAAATGGGACAGCCGTAGCAACAGTGTCGCTGGCCGTTGATCGAGATTATGCAAAGCCAGGCGAACCTCGGGAGGTCGATTTCGTTCCTCTGGTGGCATGGTCGAGCACCGCAGAGTTTATGTCCCGCAACTTCTCAAAAGGAAGAATGGCAATCGTAGTTGGACGGCTGGCATTGAGACGGTACGAGGATCATGAGGGAAAGAAGAAAAGTGTCATGGAAGTCATCGTGTCCGATGCCTACTTTGGGGATAGCAAGACTCAGAACAACGTAAGCAGTCCGCCTGACTATTTGTCTGATACGCAGGCCAAAGTGAAACCAGCGGATTTCGCTGAGATGACATTTGATAATTCTGATCTTCCGTTTTGAGAGGTAGAAAAGTATGAGCGACGTTCAGTGGATTAAAATTAAAGTCGGCATGTTCGATGGAGAGAGCTTTAAGAAAATCAAGAAAGCGAAGATTGGAGGAGAGAGCTTCCGTGACAAACTGACTGCCGTTTGGTTTGAATTGATGGACTTTGCAGGAAAATGTAACCATTCTGGATTCTTTATCAGTTCACGGGAGATTCCGTATCGTTCTATCGCGGATATTGCCGTGATGATAGACCGGGAGCCGGAAGAACTTGAACTCTGTATGAGATTTTTCATCAATGAAGGAATGGTTGAAATTATCGATGATGTGTATCTCCTCTCAAACTGGATGATGTATCAGAACGAGGAGAAACTTGAACGCATCCGAGAACAAACACGCTTGCGCGTCGCAAAATATCGTGCGTTAAAGGCTGGAAAGGATGCAGAAGGAGATGTAACGCAAGATGGCGTTACCGATACCGTTACAAAATCGTTACCCTCTTATTCTTATTCTTATTCTAATTCTAATTCTAAAAAGAAAGATAAGGGTAAAGAGGGTACGGGAGGAAAGGGGAAAGAGAAGCCGCAAAAGCAGATGGTTTCGGAAGCAGAGTTCGAAGATGCGATTAAATCGTTTCCTTCGTCTATTCAGGAAATTCTTCGAGATTGGTTTGCATACAAAACAGAACGCAAAGAAGGATACACACCTCGCGGCCTAAAGAGTTTGATGACGACGGTTCGTAAGAACGTTGAAGAATACGGAGAGCGGCTGGTTGTTGAGGTTATTGAGAGCAGCATGAGTTCGATGTATGTCGGGATTGTTTGGGATAAGTTGAAAAAATATAAGCCTGTTGTTGAGCAAAAGGCTCTTAACCGGGATGATTACGGCTCACCGATGGATTTCTACAAATGACAGAAAACAAGAAAATGGATGCGCTGCTCGCGCTGGCGCAGGAAAAGAGAGATCAGCAAAGAGAGAATATCACAGATTCAGCTCCGTTTGCAGAGGCAGTTGTCGGTGTCGCAAAGCTGGCAGCCACAGAGGCCAAGAAAGATTCCGCCACAGCTGTCGTAGGCGAGGATGGCCTTCTGCATTGCACAATCTGCGGCGGAAGGCGCCAGACGATTGCCACCTTCGGGGACGGGAAGCAAGTCAAAGTCTATTGCAGATGCAAATGCCAAGCGGAGCAGGATGCAGCGGAAAAGGCTGATTACCAAAAGCGTGAAGAAATGCAGCGAGTGGATAAGCTTCGGACGCTGGGATTCGCAGATCGAGAAATGGTGAATTGTACGTTCGAAAACGATGATGGTGCCAATCCGAAACTGACGGCTGGAATGAAGCAATATTGCGAAAACTTCCCGAGACTCAGGAGAGAGGGGACGGGCCTACTCCTGTACGGGCCGGTTGGGACGGGAAAGAGTTTTTATGCAGCGTGCATTGTAAACGAGCTGATTTCACGCGGGTATCCGTGCCTTATGACCACGTTCCCAAAACTGGCAAATCAACTTTCCGCCACATGGGATGGAAAGCAGGAGATCATCGACGGGCTTGCGCGGTTGTCACTTCTAGCCATCGATGATCTTGGTGTTGAACGGGATACGGAGTATATGAATGAAAATATCACGGTGATTGTCGATACGTTGTGTCGTGCAAAGATCCCGCTCATCATTACGAGCAATTACACTCCACGACAAATGGCAGGAGAGTTCGAAATCAAAAGGAAGCGTGCCTTTGACAGACTCTTGGGTCGCTGCCATCCTGTGGAGGTTTTGGGTGAGAGTCGCAGGAAGGCCATGGGAAGGAAAAATTATCTTGAAATGAAGGAACTTTTGGGGATCTGAGGGACCGAGATGGAATTTAAGATTGTCCGCGCTCTCGATGGACAGGTTATGATGACGACGAGCCACGAGAGCTGCATTTACAGTGATGCCACGATCAGAAATATGATGAAAGCTGGCTATAAGGCATACAAGGACGGAAGAGTATATCGGCCGGCGCAGGAAGGGAAGGTGAGGAAAAGTGGTTCAGATCGGCGATAAAGTGAAGAAACGCTTCTCTCTGACTGATCACGCGGATGGGAAAAGTGATGACACATCAAAGCTGTATTTCGGGAAGGTAATATGGATTCATCCGGAACGCCGATTCTATGTGGCTGAATTCAGCACGTTCAGGGGAGAAATATTCCGGAGCTGCTTCCGGGAAAATGAGAGTTAGGGAGAAAATGAGATGACAAAGAAAGAAGCAATTCGTCAATACCACGGACGTAGATTTGAGTTTGTATGGAAAAGCGTAGAAAAAGGATATTGCACAGAGGCTGATCTGTGGTTCTTGATACCGAATGGCTGGAAGCGAATGCATGGATTCCTTGTCACGCGGACGTTTGCAAAAAGAAAGAGCGCTGCGAAAAGGAATCGGAAACGCAGAATCATGTTCTCAGGAGTTTTTGGGGTCATGATAGAAACAATCGATAAAATTTTGCCAAAGGCCGTTGAAACTACGTTTTCTGAGTTCGTCGATTTCAAATCTGTACCGTTCGGTGATGTATCGATCTTCTAAAAGGGGCAGAGGCGTGCCGATTTTCGTGCCGATTTTCGCGCGTTTCTGACTGACTGATTAGTCAGAAAACTGGTTAAAAAGTTAGTCTGGTGACTTTTCTGAATTATAGGCATATAGGTGGAAAACGTTGAGAATAGAAGAAAAACCGACAATCTCAACGATTGCCGGTTTTTCTTCTTTTGGTCGGAGTGTCGGGATTCGAACCCGACACCAATCTTTCAAACATGTTGATTTTCAAGGACAAAACTTTATCGTGCCGATTTTCGTGCCGATTTTGAAGGACTTTTGGTTCCTGATTTTTTCTCCTGCGTGGTTTCGGTGGAACCCTGAAGATAGAATCTACGCATCTTATTGGTTGCAGCGTTCTTATCTTTTGCAGCTTCACGCAAATAGCATTCATGAACGACTTTAATATCATTCCATCCGCCGACACGCATGGTGCGTTCTTCGCTCCAACCGAGATGGTAAGCAAGGGAACAGAAAGATCGACGTAGACCATGAACGCCAACTTGCGGCAAATTGTTTTCTATGCAAATTGCGTTGATCCTGCGAGTAAGAGTATTAGGATAACAGTCAATTAGTGGACCTTCGTCTGGAATGACTTCAAGGAGCCTAGGAACGAGAACGGGTACCGGCCGAGTGGATTTTTCAGATTTATTCGTATCCTTGTGAACAAGTTTTCCGTTTTCGTCGTAAACGACGGCACCAGACACAGAAAGATACTCGGAGCCTTTGATCTCAAAATGCAAACTGTCACGGGTTAATGCCATGATTTCTGAGCGACGCAAAGAATGCAGTGCCAAAAGCGCACCGAGCTCAATCGGCTTTTCTCGAATAGCCTTCACAAAGACAAGGATTTGCTCATAGTCGAGAGTGGGCTGGCCTCCTTTCTTGAAGGCAGGGAGGGTGACATTCGGGACATCAAACTCCAAATAGTTCATCGTGGCTGTCACAAGTGCCCACACATTGCAAACAGTTTTTGGGGAACAATGCTTCAGCTCTTCGCCAATGGCGATCTGCCACTCACTCTTTGTAATTCCAGAAAGGTCACGGCCCATATAATCGAGAAAATGATTTTTTCGATATGACATATAGTTGCGGCGGGTAGAAGGAGAAAGAGAAGGGCCTCGCTCTGCAATCATTTTGTCAATGGCTTTTCCGAGCGTGATTCTCGATGCATTCTTCTTTTTCTCGATGAAGCCGGCGCGGATGGCTTTGGCCTTGGCAATGCACAGCTCTTTTGTGGGCTCCGTGATGCTCTGCTTTTCGGCATCCAAATAAATCCGCCAGTTTCCACTAGCAAGTTTTCGCGGAGACGGGACTTTGAGCGCATCTTTCTTCTTGCGCTCTTTGAGCTGCTTTTCTCCGCACCAATTACAGAACATGGAATTATCTTCGATTTCACGGCCGCAGGATTTACACTTCATGACGTTGCTGCTCCTGAAGCTGTTGTAGAGCGTCATCCCGCTCCTGCATAACGCGAAGGAATTCCTGCTTGAGAGCATAAAAGGTGTCGGCGCAGATGCCAAGCTCTGGGGCCTTCTTGATGTTTTCGTCGAGTGCGTCCAGCACGAGCTTGTCACGTTCAGTATAAGGTTTCAATTTTGCTATACCTCTTTCTTTGAGAATTTTGGATATGTATTATTGCTGGACTGCAGAGACTATTTTTTCTTGTTTTTGATTTTGCGGGCACTCCTGAGCGG